TGGTGGGACAACATGGGCTCGAACCATGGACCTAAGCGTTATCAACACTTTGCTCTACCAACTGAGCTATTGTCCCTTATAAACTACTAATACTCTTCCAACCAAATTTCCTAGCGCAAGTGATACTAGTCTTTAGTGCTGCCGCACAAGGAAATCTATGATTCTTTTTGAAACGCCAACCGTTCAAGTAGAATGGCTTCAATACAGTATCGCCATTCCAACAGTTGCGTACTGTTCTGATATAACCAAGTTCTTCTAATTGATTGCGCAATTTTGTAAATTCATCATGGTCTTTGTTACTGATACTATAACTCTTATCATAACCTTTTAGGATTTTGATAAGGTCTTCATGTGTAGGGTTCTTACGATCTTTGATAAAATCGTATTCATGCCTAACTATTACATCACAAATGTATTGCTCATCGATCTCAAATTTATCCATCACAATCCTAAAGTATGACGAACCGGCTTTCCATGTTCATCGACACAGACAAATACCATCTCGTCAATATTTACAATTATCTTTTGTGTGACAAGGTTTCTAACCTGTACTTCTACAGTAATACTTGTCTTGCCTACACGCTTTAGTGCTACACCGATCTCAATTATATCACCTTGAAATGCAGGTGCAACAAAATCAATTGCCGAAATGCTCTTCGTGACAACTCTATTGTGTCTTGCTTCGACTCCAGCAAAAATCGCTGCTTCTTCGTCAACCCAAGCCAATAAGCGTCCGCCGAATAATGTGCCGCGAACATTTAGGTCTTGTGGTTGAACTAACTTCCTTGTTAAAAATCTCATAAAATACTCCGTTACCCCCAGACTATTTAACAAAAAGTATGTGACAATTTGATTAAATAGGTACCCAATGATTAGGTCTTGAGTTAATCAAACCGGATTCTGGTATTATGTCAAAGGCTATAGTGATTCTATCTCTATCAACATAGGGCCAGACATCAGATTTATGTTGATTGTTTTCACACAGTCCTAGAACAAGTTTGTTGTTTATACTAGGAACTGTCACAATCGTTTCGTCATCGAATCTATATTGAGTATTACTAGGTTCTGTGTCTACACAGAAAAATCCATGCCATGCCCAACCGGTCGGGTAATGATGCCCATGCCAATCTAGAAACTCATCATGCCTATATACATTTACCCAAGACTGAATATAATAATTCAGATTTAGATTCTTAGAATAATGATCTAATTCAATTTGATAGAATGATGACCTTATGAATTTATACAATTCAGGAATTTTAGGAAGAACATATGTAAAAAGATTGTATTGCAATATCTTTTTAGTTGAACTAGGGGCTGATGGTTGGCCCGGGTTATCTACCCAAACAGGGTCAACATCTAAATTTTTTACGCTGTCAAAAATAGTATAACAACTATTTTTAAGTTTATCTAAATTTAGATCGCATCGAACTTCATATAATCCATGATGTAGTTTTTTCATAATGATACTTATATATGGTGGGTGAAGATGGATTCGAACCAACTTAGCCGGAGGCGCCAGATTTACAGTCTGGTGTAACTCGCCGTCGTTACCGTTCACCCAAATACTTATTATATTGAAGCACACTACTCATCGGCATACTACACCATTTGACTGTTCGGCAATGTGCTTCAATATAATAAGGTGCTTCCCCCTGCTGGCGGTAATTATAGCGCATCAAGAACACCGTTCTTTCGTTCGGCATACCATCACACACGCCTTCCACCCGCTTCCCAACACAGGGAGATTCTCGCATTGCCAGCGCCCTTCTCTACCTAAGGGTAAGGTCCTGTGAGTCATGATCTCACTTCTCATCGTGCGGACGCACACTATCCGATTATGAGTCGGAACGTCTGACAGCCCAAGCGTACACAATAATGCTTCACTATGTGAAGAGGCTTGGGGCAAATTTGGAGTATCGGGCCAGATTTGAACTGGCGACTTTACGGATTTGCAATCCGTTGCAATTGACCACTCTGCCACCGATACATTGTTTGGCGTACCGCCAGGGATTCGAACCCCGAACCGCTGGTTTTGGAGACCAGAACTCTGCCAATTGAGCTAGCGATACAGTTATTGGTAGCGGGGGATGGATTCGCACCACCGATCTTCAGGTTATGAGCCTGACGAGTTTCTACTTCTCTACCCCGCAATAGAAAGATGGTGGACCTGACAAGGATCGAACTTGCGACATCCAGCTTGCAAAGCTGGCGCTCTCCCAACTGAGCTACAGGCCCATACTATTAGTTATCTAAATTTCATGGAAGTTAAAAATTTGTGCTAATCTAGCATCTTCAAAACTTGTACCGAATAAATCTCCGGGACCATGAAAATATGTATTATCAAAAATTACAAGTCTATTGAATTTATTTTCTACATGCTTATACACTTCCCACTGATCGGGTTTTGTATAATCAGGTAAAACTCTCCAATAATCGTTTGCTGTTTTTAACTTGACCATCCCAGTAGGTATATGTTTTAAAAACACAGTTCCTATCTTATTGCTGCAATAAGTATCTGGGCTCAAGTAAACTACACCCTGATAATTTTTTTTATTTGTTTTATCAGGTATACCGTCTGTATGAGCATACGCATCATATGTATCCGTAATCTTGCTTAATCTAAAAAATCCCGACTTAAGCCCCGATCTAACAGGTACATTTAATATCTTGCTTATGCGTACATCCAATTGATTTTCTTTCAACACTTCAGTTGCTACTAACCCAGGCCATAAATTTTCTATGCCATCCGCTCTCCAGTCTGGCGAGGGAAACTTGATTGAGTAATCTAAGTTTCTTGCGAATTCACGGACTCTATATGGATCCGGGTAAAAATCATCTATGACAAAAATATCTTGCATAATATATGAATAAGGTGAGAGTGCTGCTTTCCGTTTAAGGGCATAGACTTCGCCCCCTGCATGTTTCCAGTGCCACCACAGCACACCCTAAATAACCGGGAAGATGACAGCAGGTCGTGTGTATCCTTAGCAGCCAGGTAGTTGGTTAGACTTCTCGCTCTCGGACTCTCAAAACTATATATCTTTAATCAAAGACATTTTCAAAAAAGGCGTGGGCTAACCCGTGCCGTCAAGACAACTTGGTTTAGTTTCATCTATGCCCCCACGCAACATAGACTATTCTGTTCACCTCATGTGTATTCATGCTACCAACAGACAACCTCGCACTCTGTACTGATGTTTTACCGTATAATCATTCCCTGCTACATCAAAGGACGGGATGATGTTTGGTGAGCCTAGTAGGACTTGAACCTACATCTTTCTGGGTAAGAGCCAGATATAATATGCCATTATACGATAGACTCAAATTGTATGGCGACCCGTACCGGACTTGAACCGGTGGCCTCATGCGTGACAGGCATGCGATCTAACCAACTGATCTAACGGGCCATGAACTGGTACTCGGTACGGGATTCGAACCCGTGTTACTGCCGTGAAAGGGCGGCGTCCTAGGCCTCTAGACGAACCGAGCAATGTTAGAATGATAGCCGCCCCTCGCACCGCGGACTATCGTGATGAATCCCCACATATTCATCTTACCCTAGAATGATTGGCTGGCCAGGCTGGGATCGAACCAGCGACCCTTTGATTAACAGTCAAATGCTACTACCGGCTGAGCTACTGGCCATCATTTCTATTTAACTCAATTGAGCCTTGATGTAATTTTGTAAGAAGGTTTTTGTCTTAGATTGCAATGTGTCGTAATCTAATTCATGATTCTTCTTAGTAAATAACTCATCAAAACTATATCCTAAACTAGCAACGAATGCAGCATGCCAAGGATTTAGATGCACGAATTGCCTGCGCTCTTCGTTCAAGGCATTAGCCTTGTCTACAGCCTTTGCATAAGTCCAATCGTCACTTATCCAATTGTATGTCTCTCCTTCTGGAAACCTATAACCATACTTCTCATACTCTAGATCAAATTCACTTTTCCACAATTGCTCTGGATGCCTACTTATGCTCAAGGGAGTCCAGCGCCAACTATGTATATTATTATCAAAGCACCATTGTTGAGTCTGATCTAAATCTCGCTCAGACTCTCCATTAAGTCCGGCTATGAGCCCTACTTCAATAGCAACTCTGTCGCCCCACTGATCTTTGACTTTCAATAAGAAATCTTTACCGTGCTTACCATTCCAGCCTTTACCTACGACTTGACTGGCTACAGGATGAAAACTTTCTATGCCGAAATAACATGCCCTTAGTCCTGCATCCAATAATAGATCAGCAGTATATGGCTTGTTACCTATCAAATCTAGTCTAACATAGCCTACCCATTCTAACTTAAATGGTAGTTCTGTAGATATCTTTGCTAGTGCCTCTAACTTTTCGATACTCTCATTGGCAGTATCATCCATCATCATGTATCTTGTAGTGCCGAATCGTTCATAGTTACTTATGAACTCATCCTTCATCAATGCATAGTCTCTGATATAAGTATTTTTCTTTTTACCTAACTCAGCGAATCTACAAAATCTACACTTGAATTGACATCCTCTGCTTAATTCTATCGGCAACACTTCATTCGATTGTATATGCATACCATCTAAGTAGTGTCCCTTGTTACATTGAATGTCGAATGGCTTTCTAAACTTGACTTTGCCTGATCGTTCATCTAGGTACTTCAGCAGATTATCTTCGCTATAACCAGCAAATACTTTCCATTTAAGTTTCAAGTCTAATTTAAGATAACTGTTTCTGCTACCGCCCAACAACCAATCAAGTTTAGGAAAAAGATTCTCTAAGAATCCTCTCGCTCTAGATACCCAATCGGGTTCGATAGTCTTGCTTTGCTCACTATCCCAAAAAGTATTACTGACACCTATCGCTAGCGTATCTTTATCTATATGCTTTTTTGTGATACTGACCAATTCACTTGTAGTCATCAGGCTTGAAAAGTCTATGACTTTAACAGAATAGCCTTGAGTGTTTAACCAACTCGCTAACTGATGCGGACCTAGAGGTCTGACAACGCTATGTCTGGTAAACTCGTAACTATTCCATAGTATGATATGAGCCATTGATAACCTTTGATATGGTGCCCATCGACGGGATCGAACCGCCGACATCCTGATTACTAATCAGGTGCTCTACCAACTGAGCTAGATGGGCAACGAACTATTTACTATTCTAAAAGCATACACTTGCCTTTTCCTTGCGTCAGGGGCAAGGGGCTTATTTCATGTATATGCTTTTAGAATAGCAAAGTTTCCTCTGCTATGATAGGGTCATGCCCTACCCAGGAGTCTTACTTGAGAAGTTATCGCCATCTCTTTCATGTATCCTGTCCGCCCGTTTGCAGCAAATTTAAAGTGCGGCTGCGAGGACCTCGTTCCCTCAATCTCACACTAGTCTGCTATCATCGCACATTTTCATGCGTGAGTCAAGCCTTGAATCAAAATTTCACTAATCTGTGTCTCCTTAATGTTCAACACAGATCGTATTATGTACCCTTTCTATTCCAATGTCAAGCCTTAAAAACAAAAATCCCGGGTTTTTTAGGCCCGGGATATAAATTCGTTATAAATCAACAACTTACATTACCCGGGCTTCCTAGAATCTCTTTGGTTGCGTGGTGTCTCGTATCCAAAGGCATAGGCATTTGACATAATACTTGTTATGTCACACCAATGTTTAGATAAGAGTGTTAGGTTGTTCATAGTGAATTTATTTATGCCTTGTAATTTTTCTAGCGTTTAACGGCTAGTTTTTTAAATTACTGTGCGGCTGGTGCAGGTGCTGCTTCGGCTGCTGGCTGTACGCCGGCGCCATTGGCTTCAGCAGGTGCTGCTTCGGCTGCTGGAGCCTCGGCTACAACTGGTGCCTCTGCTGCTGGAGCAGCGGCTTCTTCCTTAGCACCGCATGCTACTAGAGCAAGAGCGGCCAAACTTAACACGATTGCGTTTTTCATATTTTTTACTCCTATTGTGTACAAATAGAAAAAGGACTCCCGCAGAGTCCATCGTTTTATTTATACATGACACGGTGTCATTAAATAAACATATGGATTTTCAAAGTTTCAGTCATGGGCAGATGCATAGCAAGATATGGCTATCCGAGATGCTGGAAACATATCTCAAGCCCGATTCACGAATATTGATACTAGGATGCTGGCATAATGTCATGGGTATGATACTGATGATACGCAACCCCCATCTAGGTCTTAAGATCATGGGTATAGACATCGACCCTGAATCTATTGAGATAGCAGACAAACTGACCGAAGCATGGCGCTTTGAAGAGTTCAACCCGTTCAAGAACGAACTAGCAGATGCCAACACATATGACTACGATCAATATGATATCATCATCAACTGTAGTGTTGAGCATATGGACTCTAATACTTGGTTCGATAACATACCAAAAGGTAAGTTAGTGTGTATACAGTCTATGAGCCTTGGTATCGTGAATGATCCTATATACAAGATCAAGAACCCAAACACAACCCTAGAAACTTTTCTCGACAAGTTTAAATTGTCTGATGTAAAATTTCTAGGGTCAAAAGATTTCGACTATGAAATCAATCCTTATAGCCGATATTGTGTAATCGGCTACAAGTGATTAAAAGGCTGCTGCAACTTTTCCTATAGAATTAATCACTGCTGCAATCTTACCTGCGTGATGTAACTCAGCAGTAGTCGTGCCTTCTTTCTTAAGAACATCGTAATGGTTCTTGACACAAAAGTGGCACTTGCCGATCGCGCTAGCAACTAGTGCGTACAATTCAAACTTCTTCTTACTGACACCACCGTGAGTAGCATAAGCATTCATGCGTAGTCCTGCTGGCAATCCCTTTAATTCAGGATCGTTGCACATCTCCACAAATGGATACCATACATTATTCATGCCCATCAAACTTGCAGCGGTCTTTGCTGCTTCCATCTCGGCAGGAAAATTATCTAACTCTCCGCTAGTCATGATCGCATATGCTAATTCTCCGTTACCTGCTGCTAGTGCTGCTACAAGCGCACACGCATGTGTATCTTCTACACTCAATGGACTACGATTGATAACTGCATCAAGATTCAATCTAATATCCTTACTATGATCGGGAATGCTGTCCTTGATAATATCTACCCATTTTCTTAATTCAGTCATTTTACTATATCTCCTATTTTCTTATATCCTTTTTGTGTTGGATGAATTCCATCTTTTGATAAATGTGGAATTCTGATTATCCAATCGCCGTGTTTGTCTGCTACTTCTTCTACTATTTCTTGTATCTCCGGCTTGATAGCAGGCAATATCCAATATACTTTTTTTGCTACTACTTGGCTTCGCAGATCCAATAACTCGTTCTTAGTCTTGATGCCTTTATGATCATTAGAACCTAAACTGATGACTACTGTACTAGCAACTAAATCTTTGCCTATATATCTATTGACGAAATCCCTGCTATTGATTCCCGACCTTGCATATACTGCACATTCAGGTCTAGCCTGATGCGTACCTACTGCTATGCTATCACCTAATATCAAACATTCAAGCATGATAATTCCTTGCTGATAACACTATCTTACAAATATGCTCTAGTCTTTCGATGTGTTCAAATGCTCGCCATGGACTTGTGTCGATACTCACAACACCGTGACCTTTGATACCAACTATGTCATAAGTAATGTTACCAGTATTGTCTAATTTAAGATTCTCATGGCAACGATCAGCAAGTTCTTGGCTTATCGGTGGCACATCAGGAACATTAGGTGCTACTTTAGTATAGCGGCTTAGTTCTGGAAAATCGTTCACTATAGTCGAAAGATCAATACCGGCATGCATTGCTGCTACACAATAGGTAGGATGAAAGTGCATGACAACACGAACATCATTACGATGTTGTCCCATTTCTTTTTGTAAACCAAAATGCAATGGTAATTCACCACTAGGTTTTAGTTTACTGCTAATGTCAGTATACTCTAAAATAGTATGATTATACATACTAACATTACGGTTCACTGCCTGTTTTACTATACCTATCTTTTTGAATTGATCAGGTTGCATAGTCTGCTTACGCACACCGCTAGGTGTTATATAGAAGTGATCACGGTCATGATGGCGTATGCTCACATTACCATCACGACTTGTGATCCAGTTTCTACGGTAAGCTTCTACCATTGTCTCGCAAATAGTTTCTAACATTATTGTCTGCCCCACTCAATATGTGCCCAGAGTCTTTCATAGAGATAATATGAAGTCATCCAGACACAGTTTATTATGATGGTTGGTACTAGAGCCTCTGCAAAACTACGGCCGGTCGCCAACAACAAAATATAGGTGCTGAGTAGTACCCAACACCTATATATCAAAGTTTTGACTAAGGTTCTAGTCTTCGTTTCCATCTTTATCTTTGTATTTGAACCAGGCATCATAGATATAGTTACCTAGTACAACCGCAACCAATGTCGCTAAGAATGACATTAGAGTGTTGCGCCGCCTACTGTGCGATTACATGGGCATAGTTCACCTGTCTGGCAAGCGTCCAATACACGCAATGTTTCTTCTGGACTACGACCAACATTCAAGTTGTTGACTGTGACATGCTGGATAACATTGTCTGGATCAACGATGAAAGTTGCGCGTAGTGCTGCCCCGGCTGGAGCATAGAATACACCTAGTTGATCGATCAAGCCTTCGTTGCTATACCCATCGACATCATTGTATGTCTCACGCTTGACATCAGCAAACATCCAACTATTGGTCTTCTTCAAATCTTCGTGGGCACTACGCCAAGCCAACTTGCAAAATTCATTGTCAGTACTGCCGATCAATAATACAGCGTCACGGTCACTGAAATCCTTGTTCAACTTGTCATAAGCAACGATCTCAGTTGGGCAAACGAATGTGAAATCTTTTGGGTAATATACGATTACCTTCCACTTGCCTTCAAAACTCTTATCCGTAATTGTTTCAAAAGCGTCATCTGGGGTCAACTTACCTGGCTTTACGCCAACAACTGCGAATGGCTTTAACTTATCTCCGACTGTTTTCATGTGTTTCTCCTATAGGTTTCTGAATCAGTAAAATACTTATATGTTTGTCATAGACCCAATATTTTTAGTATAGGACCTATCACCATTCCAATTAATGGAATGATCAATAAACTAAACCCAAATAATAAGATGAGTGTTAGTATAAAATGCAATATAGCATTAACTATTTTCAAACTCAGTCTTTCGTTGTTGAGCGGCGTTGACTATCTCTTGTCTTCTAGATGCGTCAGCATCCCACCACTCTACAATCTCTTTGCTAGACCTAAAGCATCCCATACAGATTCCTCCGCGGACCCTGCATACTGCGATACATGGTGATTTTACATCATTTGACATACTGCGATATTTATTCGTCAGTGTCAGTTTTGGGGTCTTTATCTTTTTGAAAGAACTTTCGCTCTTGTATAGTCAACCGTTCTTTTTTAAATAGTTTATTATGTCTAGGATTGCTACACAGGATACACCCGGGATTTCCGCAATTCATAACATGATGTTTTACTAAACGATGGGGCTCTTTTACTTGTTTATCTTTATCTGTCAGCCCATGTGCTTTTGCTATCTTTACTTGCCTACGAACCGCATTATCATCTTTTAATCTACGCTTGCTTACTTTGATCTTTGTCTGTTCGTTGCTCATGTTATATTAACTATTTTTTATTTGGTTTATAAACCTTCTTCGTCGCTTCTATTTGATTCTTTTTGTGCCATGGCACTTTAGTAGACTTACTATTAGCGACAATTTCTTTTATAAGTTTTACGCCTGTCTTAATATTATTAAGGTTCATAGAAGTATTTATATAGGTTGCGAGTCATCGTCAATAACAATCCAGCCTAATTTTAATAGATCACTACGAATCTCATCCGTGACATAGCCTTCGCCTACGAACTGTTCGGTTATTTTCATACGTTCGATTTGCTCTGATGTAGGATTAAATGATTCAGAGATATCCCCGCGAATACCACTACAGTACCAATCAATGTAATCACCCTCTTGTCGCATATCCGCAATAATGCCCCCGGCATAGCGCCAACTACAACTCCAGCGTTTATCTGTCAATAAAGGCCACACATCATTTCTAACAAAATCAGTATTACACATACTAGCATATAGGTTCTGTGCGTATGCTTCATCGTTACGAACTTTTTCTAGTATCCAATCAGTAGTCAATAAATCATATTCTAAATTATTGACTCTGCTTTTTGGATCATCGAATTTAGTCATGCGGCGCTTATCTTCTTCTAAGAACATATCTAAGTAATCCTGCGATGGTATTTTACCTTCTTTCTCGCAACGATCAATGTACTTTTCTTTTTGAAAGGTATTTCTTTGTGGACTTTTACTAATCTTAGTCATAATGTCTGTTCGCCAGTCGTTCCATCTTCGTTAACTTCTATCCAAGTATAATCACCTAACCATTTTACTCTTGTGATATACTCATACTCTTTGGGTGTTCCCGTAGACCAGTCATTAGGACCTAAGGGAGTGAGTATAGTATAATTCTTCCTATGATCAAATGCAAGCCAATAGCATTGATTATGATATAATTGGAAACTATACTTTGCGCTATGCACCATGTCAGTCAATTTCAGTCTGTGCTGAATCTGCTGTGCTTGCCTCTGTAACACATTGACAAGTTCCATGATGCGATCATACTCTTGGCTAGCATGTAGCCTAGCCACATTGAGCATGATGTCTTTTTGTTTTGTTACAGGAACTAGGTCAAACTTAGGTGCTCCTACTTCTGTAGGATAGTTGCTAGCATTCCTGTTGAAAAAGGAAACAAGAGAGTTGCCGACTGTTACATCGAAACTCTCTCGTCCCTTTGCGGTGTTAGTCTTTTTAGGTTCTTCGCTCACACTCTTATTTAAAGAAAACAAGAGCCATCAAAACACTTTGTGCGATAAAACCTAGACCAATAATGATGATACTGACGATGTTCTTTTCAAGTATAGCCTTGAAGTAGAACAATGCCATACCGATCCATAGAATCAAAACCATATCGATTGGCGGAGTCTTATCGCTCAATCCGGTCATGAGTCCGATCAATGTAGGAATCGTGACAGCATGTAATGTCAACAACGCTGTCCAACCGATACCATCGATTGTGACTTTGCGAATGCTGGCTTTGAACTCTAACCACATGCGTCTAAAGAAACGCTTAGTCATGTCGTAAACTTTGTCCATGATATTACTTTCGATTTTAGGTTGTATCTGATTATTCATAGAAAATATGCGCTCCGATTTTAGTTACCTTCTTCTTACCCCAATTTGGATTCACATAGTCTGCGTGGTAGTACAACGCATTCTTGACGCTCTCCAACTTGAAATCTTCTAAGTAGACCATTTTAGCCACTTTGTAACTTTCTTCATAGGCTTGTTTGTTTACAGGGCGCAATCTATGTACGCTATCGCAGTACCAACTGAATTGGCAAACAACTTTACCCATGAATGCATTCTTCTGATACACTACTCCACAGATCGTATCCGGGAAGTTAGGATCGCGGGTGCGGTTGATCGTGACCTGTGCTACGGCGACCTTTCCCTCGAAAGGCTCATAGCCGGCTTCTTTGTAGATGTTGAGAGCCAAACAATTAAGGTTCTTCTCAACAGTCTCTACACTTTCTGTGTTATAAGCCTTGTTTGCTTTGATGACATTGATCTTATTGGTGCTTACCATAAAAGTCAACATTGTCACAAACAATAGCCCTATCAACAGATTTAGACTTTTTAACGATTTCTCCATCTTCTTTCTCCTACGGTTGGTTGCCCAATACCTTTAGATAAGATATATTAAGTAGTTATTGTAACTACTTGATACTTATAATACTAGTATTTTGGGTATCAATTCACCCAACAATCACAGTTGCACTCAATGACCTTATCGATAGCGTCATTTACATCGTAAGTGCTTGGTTTTAATGTGGTTCCTGTGTAATCAGTATTGATTTCGGGCGGTAATGGATCCTCTACTACAAAAATGTTTATAGGCGGTTCTGGTATAGGACCCTCTCCTTCTGGTACTTCTGGATTAATGATAGGACATTCATTTCCATCTAACAACGGAATGATATCTCCTTCTTTAAGTCCGGTAGCCAATCTGATAGTTTGTTCATCACAATCCCAATATGCAACAGGGCTTGTGTCTTCTGGCCAAGCAGGTAAAGTATATATGTTTCCGTTAGGGCTTTCAATACCTTCTACTGCTCCGGGTAATACTCCATTGCTCATCAATTGTCGTGTTAGATCGACACTCAATCTATCTGTTAAATTATTATCTAACTCTATACCTACTTCTTGCAATCTATCTTGATTTCTTTCTTGACGCATCATCGCTATGACACTTTGACCACCAGTGCTTAACAAATCACTAATGTGTTCTAATGTTTGTGCTGCCATATGCGGCTCTGTTTGTTTTGCGAATTCTGGTATACCGTCTACCATGACATATAATGATGTAGGATAACTTGATACTCTACTATCCCAGGGTACGGGCACAGGAGCCATTGCAATATATCTTGCTCGTTGCTCATGCTTGAGTGCTATACCTGTTATATTCCATAATGTGTTTAATACATTGCTGGCATTAAAGTTTTGTGCTGAACTTGTTGTTATGGCTTGTATCTCATTATTAGCATCGTCTATGTAACCTTGCACCACAGCATTATAAGCAGCATTAGTTGCCATATTAAAAGGATCAGGTCCTGGCGGCGGTGCGATTGATACTGCGCCGGCTGGACCTGAATAACTAATTGATGCTATTTTTCCATATGTACCAAGATCGTTGGGGTCTGTACCGATAGTAGCAGTTGCAGGATTTCCTCCTACTGTTACAGTAGGTGCACCGGTACCTCGACCATAACCGCCACCTCTGTTTGTATAATTAAAATCAGTACCGTCCCATGTTGCAGTGGCTTGTTCCCATTTAATAATCAAATATAAATTTTGATAAATTGTTTTTAAATTATTTGTTTGCAACTCAACGATTTTATCGTATAGATTTTGCCATGGATACGGTAAACCACTCATAGCACCAAAGAAATTGCTAGTGGTGAATGTGCCATATACCCCGCTTCCTAATGCTGTTTTGATTTTAGCAGCAGTTGACAATGGGGTATCAGTTGGGATATCTGTTCCACCTACTAAAGGCAAACCAGTAGTGCTTTCCATGCTATATGCAATTTTAGCGAATTGTTTAGCATCAACTTTATCAATATTGCGTACTTGTTGCATACTAACGCTAAATGCGCCGGCCAACACGGCTTGATCGTCTGGTATGATACCATACAGATAACTGTCAAATCCTTGTTGCGGTATCTGAAAATTTAATTCGTCTGCCATGATTATTTCTTATCCATGTCCATGTTGTCATTGATAGGAACATTGTGGTGTAGTATGAATGCTCCGGGTCTTTCACCAGCCCAGAAACTATTATTACCTGCATCAATTACACGCACAAATTTCATACCAACATCTTCAAGCCCGACGACTTCATCGAACCATGTGCGACCATTACGCATGACTGCTACACGCTTACCATATACTTCTGTAGCAGGAATGAATCCACTGTCTTTAGTAAGTATAGGCGCAGTAGTTGAACATACTAATGTGATGCCGTCTGCTGTGCTAATTCTCACGCAAGGCTGATAATCGTTAAGTGTCTTGACCACTTTACCATCTACGATTTGTAGATCGTCAGTTCCTAGACTAATCTTCATGTCTGCTTCAAGCATCCAAGCCTTCGTGATCTCTCTGCCATTGTGTTTCTTGTCTGTCTCGACCAATGGGATAAACGATTCTAATGCTACGCAACCACCGCCTCCGCCGCCTGTGGGTTGCGGTGGGGGTACGATGACAGCCGGGGGAGGCGGTACAACTGCGGGTGGTGCAGGAATCGTCGGGGGTTGCGGAATAACAATGACCTCTGGTTCTGAAATCTTTGGCGGAGGAGGAGGAGGCGGTAGAGGCGGGGGGTCTACTACAATCGGGGGCGGTTGCGGAGGAACGATGACCTGCACGATCTCCTTGATTCTCGGCAATACTAACTGCGGGTTTAGTTCTTGCTTAATGAATAATAGATAGTATGTTTTGCTATTAGTAGGACCAGGAGCAGTATTGTATATAGGAACTGTCAATGTTGTATAACTCAACGGGAACATTTTCTTGACGCTTAACAAGTCTGCTAATGATGTTAGTCCCTTAGTCTTACAATTCAATATAACTTGAATTTCTTTCAAGTCCGTGCTTACTACTACAAGAAATGCACCATATATCTTTTGTTCTTGATCTTTAGTAGGTGTGATGTTGCCGTTACCTATAGATTCGATCTCGCCCTGTGACAACCCTGATGCTAATAGTGCTAATATCACAGGCTGTGTCAACGCATTATACTTTTTAAGTATCTGTAATAGGCTTGACGGTAATCCGAATGTCTTTATGTAATTAAAATCAATACCATTACCTAGATTGATCAAGTCTTGACCAAATGCTCTGCTTGATAATGATACACCTGCTAGGTCTGCGCTGATCAAATCGTCTTGGTTACTATAGGTACCGCGCAAGAAACTCTGGCTGTCTTCTACAGCGTAGATAGCCTCGTTACTGTAATTCTTGAAACTATCACAACTTGAGAATGTGTCTACGAAAAATTGATATGCAGGGCTACCTGAAGGGCTATTGTCAGTTTGTTCAATAGTTTGACCATTCCAATTAAATTCGTTCCATGCTTGCAATGCCATGCAACGAATCCAGCCCCATTGAGTGACTCCTCTATTAGGAACTGCACCATATGCATGACCGGTACCTGTTCCAATGCCGGTTGCGGTAAATACTGTACCGACTGTGTTACTTGCAGCCCCTATCAATGTAAAATTTGTTGTCCCTACATCACTGATTTGATAGGTTCTTCCTACAATAAATTGTCCTGCAGGAATTTCAACGGTAGTAAGGAAGGGATACCAACTTGCAAGTTGACCTTCATTTTTATAGGCTTCTTCTCTGTTATCATTGTAGTCTTCATAACTAGCAGTCCAGTTGTAAAAACCATAACCAGAATTAGCAGGACTTCCTGCTTGATCGGTCGTATAAAAATCAGTGTGTTGATTGACCCATACATTACCTGGATCGCTAGTCTCCCATGTGGGCGGAGGGCTATTACCCAACGCTGCGATACGACTTTGTCCTATAGTAAGCAGATTATTATATGTAGTAGAATCTACAGTAAATGATCCGTCAGGTATACCCACTGGATTAGACTTACTAGCCTGACCACGAGCATATGCATCATTGACAGCATAAGTAAGCCATTTTAAACATGTATCATTTACTATCTTACCGGGAGTGTATTCACCCTCAGTATATTTATTGACACCCATGTAGCTTTGCGCCGTAGGATTAATATAGAATCCTATGTTCTGCAATAGTGAACCTAGTACATTAACGCCTAATGGGCTTTGCTTACCTGTGTTTGCCATGTGTTACGGACAAAAAACGTTGTCGCTTCCTTCAACAATTTTATGGCCGCAAGTATTACCGCTACCAACTCTTAATACAGGATCGCCCTCTGCAAACACAGTAGGACTACCTTCTGTAGTGCTGGCATCGTTATGCGGCTTTTTATTCTTCTTAGGATCGTGAGGAGTAATCTTGCTTGTATGTAAACCTACAGGTTTGTTATTAGCGAACACAGTTCCTGCACCGCGAATTATCTTTCCCCCTGTAGTATTTTTATCACCTTTACGACTTAATTTTGGCATTAAATTATCCTAATATGACTTTCTTCTCAGGAACCTTGATTCCTGTAGTGGCTTCGATGTACTTCGTCTTTACAGTCTCATCGGTTTCTGCCACTAATGCGACACTATTAGTATTTAGTCGCACGTTTGAGTGCATATTTACGGTGAACATGCTAGGTACAAGTCCTAGACCGCCGTTTGGATTGGGTCCAATACTTACTGGATCGCTGATGATATAGAATCCTTCTTCGATCTTGATCAACTTAGCGACAACTTCCTCACCGCTGTTGAGTTTAAAACTATAAGTCTGTCCTATTTCTATGTTCATATTTGGTTCTCTTTAAAATATTTTACTAAATCGTCATGCCCGCCGATATGTTTTCCATCAAGAAAAATCTGCGGAACAGTTCTTGCGTTAGGTACTGCTTCGAATAACTGCTCACGATTCCACCCGAAACCGATCTTGCGTTCTTCTATTTCGTATCCCTTAGTCTCTAACAACTTCTCGGCCTGTACGCAGTAAGGACAGCCCGGCTTGCTCCAAATGATAGCCTTCATATTATTCTCCTTATGTATATAATTATAGCGAGGGGAGGTCGTCGTAATTTAATTGATCGCTCATGACACCAATAACATAGTTGGTGCTCTCGTTTTCCTGCAACGCTGTTTGCTTTTTGCTAGTCTCGCTGTGTTTGTTGAACCACGGTATGGGTGTTGTTTTAGGGGCGGGATGATTATATTTCAACCCGATCTCTTTGAGTGCTGTGGCGGCAGTGTAGTCAACAAAATCCTTGAGTATGTTTGCATTAAGACCGATAACGCTACCTTTCTTAAACAAATAGTCAGCCCATTCTTTTTCTTCACGGATCACATCCATGTACATAGAATAGACTTCTTGTTCGCATTCTTCTTTGGCTTTTGCGAAACGACTATCTTCTTTAACAACTTGGTTGATGATCCAACCAGTCCATTCTTTGTGTAACAACTCATCTTGTAAGATGAGGCTGATGATGTTACCGTTACCGATGAATATCTTGTTCTCGACCATAGCAAGACTAGTGGCGAACGATACCATGAAACGGAATGCTTCTAATGCATAACTTGCGTTCAATGCCAACCATATCGCCTTGATATGATCCTGCTCATCTACTTTTCTTCCTACTTCTTTAGCACAATTCATCGTATGCAAATCATCATAGTACTTGCCTACGCTGCTTGCCATATCTACAATTTCTTTTGTATCATGGATGCTGTTGAACACATCTTTAGGTACATTATAGATGTTGCGAATGATGTGGCTATAACTGCGGCTATGGATATTAGTCTCAAAGAATGTCCAGTTATAGATCAATGCTTCTAATTCAGGCAAACTAACAACAGGTGTGAAAATCTGGCTGGGACCGCGACCTTGCAAACTATCAAGTGCGGTCTGACGCAATAGGTTACTAGTGAAAATGTGCTTGACAGCCTCGCTAGCATCCTTAAAATCATTGGCGTCTTTAGTCAGGCTGACTTCTTCTGGTACCCAAAAGAAACCCCTAGCCGTTTGTTCGATCTTTTGAATCTTGTTATATTTGACTTCCTCAAATCTTTGAATGGTTACGGGACCTTCGGGGTCCAAAAACATTTTTCGTGTCAAATAATTTGTTTTTGTCGTAAGATCGTATTGTTGTTTACTCATTAATGTTACCTAATTATTTTTGGCAGCAACTATGCTTTACATTAAAATCGGATATAGCCGCTTTGATAGCATCTTCTGCCAATATGCTACAATGTATTTTAACAGGAGGTAGTGCTAATTCCTCAGCAATATGGGTATTCTTGATCTGGCCCGCTTGCTCTAGAGTCTTACCTTTTACCCATTCAGTCACTAGCGAACTACTAGCAATCGCTGAACCGCATCCATATGTTTTGAATTTGGCATCTTCTATGATACCTTCTTCGTTTACTTTGATCTGTAACTTCATCACATCGCCGCATGCAGGCGCGCCGACCATGCCAGTACCGACTCTATCATCGTCTTTGCTAAAACTACCTACATTTCTTGGATTCTCATAATGATCTATAACTTGTGTGCTGTAAGCCATCGAATTCCCTTTCTAAAGTTTACATGATTCGCAGTCATCTTCTGCATCAACCGCTGCTATTTGTTCCTGTACTACTGGTTTATCTTCTGTTGCTTTTGCTCCGGCCTTATTGATCAAACTATAGTAGAATGTCTTCAAACCATACTGATGGGCCAGCATGAGATTCTTAGCGATCAATGTAGTTGGAACTTTGCGATCTGGAAAATGCGCAGGATTGTAGAATGTATTAGTTGATATACTCTGATCTACATACGCTGCTAATACTGCTGCGGTCTTGATATAGCCCAAGCAGTCTTTCTGTTCCCACATCAACTCATATTTATTTTTTAATTTTTGATACTCAGGTACGACCTGAGTGAAACTGCCTGCTTTGCTTTCTTTGACGCTGATCAATGACATGGGCAACTCAATGCCGTTCGTGCTGTTGATCACAACGCTTGAACTTTCTACAGGGGCGATTGCCATCAATGTAGCATTTCTTACACCATGTTGTTTCATCTCACTACGGAGTGGTTCCCAGTCTAGTTCAGGCTTGAAGTTAGCAAGTTGATTGACTCCTTTGCTTCTCAACTCCCAAGGAAATACGCCTTGTCCATATCGTGTTTTATCACTGTCTACACACTTACCTCTTTCCTTAGCAAGTTCAACTGTTGCTTCTGTTAGATAAAATGCTTGATGTTCCATCCAACTCTTTACTTCTTGCAAACTATCCTTCTCGCCATACTTCAATCCACGCTTGGCGTGCCAATATGCGAGATTTGTTACACCAATGCCCAGTGGTTGTATCTCATCATTACTGAGTTGACTTTGTATGCTCAAGAAATCTTGGTAGTCAAGAATATTACAGAGGCTGCGCTGAAGAACACGGCAAGCCCTACGCATATCCTCGGGATTACGGAATGCTCCCCAGTTGATCGATCCAAGAGTACATAAAGCGATGCGACCATTAGGATCATCGAGGCGCTTAAAAGGTTTAGTAGGTAGAAGTATCTCACAGCAAAGGTTACTCTGATAGATTGTATGATATTCAGGATCGAACGGGCCCTGATTCATCACATTATCGATGAACACAAGATAAATGCGGCCTGTGTCGGTTCTTTCTTTTAATATACCGCCCTTGAACACATCTTCAGCATTCATTGTTTTCTTACGCAAATCGCGGCGTTTCTCATATTTTACATAAAGTTCTTCGAACTTCTGTGTATTTGTATAGAATGCTTCGTATAAGTCTGGAACTTCGTTGGGGTCAAAAAATGTTATATTTTCTCTGTTCTTGAATCGTCTCCAGAAGAAACTGTTAAGCACAACCCCATAATCCATATGACGGACTCGGGTTTCTTCTGTTCCCTGATTGTTTTTAAGAACAATAAGATCATCAAACTGATAATGCCAAATGGGATAAAATACTGTAGCACTTGCATTGCGTATGCCTCCTTGACTGCAACTGCGCAAATCACCGAACCACTTCTTTAAGAAGGGTATCATGCCGGTGTGCATGACTTCACCACCGCGAATCGGTGCTCCTAATGGTCTAAGACGCCCTATCTCTAAACCAATGCCTGCTCTTTTGCTGGCATACTTAGCCATCATTTCACCACTAGCAAAAATACTATCGAGATCATCGTCACTACGTATAAGAACACATGAACTAAATTGCTTGGTTGGGGTACCA